CCGCAGGAAGAATGTGACCAGTACCACGGCCACGGGATACTTGATCTTGTGCAAAGTCTTCAAATGACATCCAATCGGGCTTGATACCTTTAGCCAGATCATTGTTCAGCATCTCTAGCTTCATGTCATAGCTGGTCTTCGGTAGCTCCATCGGCTTACCTGATGCATCTATTTGTGGTACGTCATATCCTGAGTACGCCTGTGATGCTGGCTTACTGTTCAGGCTAAATGCGTTGCGCTCTGGTAGGTTGTCTAAGGATACGCCACCATATGGCATCTCTGCTTGTCCACCGTCTGCCATATGCACCGCTCCTCCATGCGCCTCATTCCTGACACGCTGTAAGTAATCAGGGTTAGTGATCCTGAACCATTCGTCCTTGCCGCCGGTGCCAGTCGGTAAGCGCTGATATCCTGCGTAGTCGATTGACTTGGCGATATGCGGCATCAATGTGTCGTGGCCCACCCCATGCTGGGTAGCCAAGTCGTACAGGTCTTCACCCATCAAGCTTGTCGTGTCCGCTGGAATCTTGCTCCACGTCTTGCGCATCTGGGTGATTTGGTCTGGCGTGAATTGCGTATCGAACCTGATCAGCTTCTCTGATGGCACGTCAAACTGGTTGAGATAGCCCGGGCCTTGCTGACCATACACGTCCATCTTGTCCGCCGCACGCTTCAATGCGTAGGCTTGCTCGGTCGTTGTGTCAATGAACCGGCCTACCTCTGGCTTGATCTTGGTGGGGCTTCCATGCATCAGGCGGGTAAACATACCGCCGTCTGCCATGTGGACACGCTGCATATCCTGATGTTGAACCTGACCACCGTCTTTCATAGTCGCATCACGCATGAGTTCGTATCTCATTGCGTCTGGATCTGTGATGGTGAAGTCCAAAGGATTAGGCATAGGCTACCTATTGCGCATAGGGGTTTGACCGCTTCGGACGGTCTTCATCGTAGTCATCATACTCCTGCTGAGGGTCAATGTCCAGATTGCCCAATTTGCACCTTATTGGTTTTTCTTTGGTTTTCAATAGCAGGGAGTATTTGTAGATTACAAGGAACGTGCAGACCACAAACGTCAGGATGGCGTAACGGGATAATGTGGTCAACGTGATACCACTCACCAATTAGCTTGGACAACTCTTTGGCTTCTTGATACACAGATGCAATGTTTTTGGCATCAACCCAGCAGGGTTGCGCCTGTTTCATTCTTGAATTTCGTAAACGATTGTTTGATAACCTTTTGGCATAAAACTCTGGATCTTCTTTCAATCGTTTTAATGTAGCCACATTTGCTGACTTTATTGCTCTATCTTTAAATTCTGGATCAGCCAATTTACGTTTAATTGCATAATCACGAGATTTTATATATTGTTTTTCACGCCAATCAGAATCTTCAGCATATCTTTTTCTAGCAGTTTTGTTAGCTTGAAAACGCATACATCCGATACATCTGTGGCTTTTCAAATTTCGTTCGCCCAGAAGCTCTGGATGATTTAAACAAACCTTCCCATAATATCTTTTAGGATTACTGTGCATATGGATTGGTTCTTTTTGGTCTATCTTCATCGTATTCATCATAATCCTGTTGCGGATCAATATCCAAAAATCCAACGTCTCTCAGATATCTGAGCGCCTGCGTACAGGAATCCACATAATCGTCGTGCGTCGTATCAGGGAACGAACAGATCTGGCTCACAAATGGCTCAACCCAGTCCCTGACATAACCCTTGCGCTGCGTCGACTCAGGCAGATAAACCCGACCGGCTGCGATAATGTTCGAGACAATATTGAGCCTTTGAAGCTTGTCCGCTTTACCGGGATTGTACGCCCTTACAAACACATTGGCACGCTGCAGATCCTGAATCAAGCTAATCCCGGCTGACTTGTCCTCCACCAGCACCAGATCAACCCGCTTGCCTTCTTTCTCCTCTCCATAGGAGTTTGTGTACTCCTCCAGCACCTTGGGTCTCAGGTCAGGGTATTGCAGCCTATCCTGCCAGCAGTCAATCAGCATGACCGACATCGGTCGATCCAATGGCTTGAACACGCCCCAGACAGTACAGGCCGTCGGGTCATTGTGCGTCTTCTCACTGGTCGCCACGTCATAAGATTGCAGGATGTATTCGAACTTGGGCAGCGGCATATGCTGTTCCCAAAGTCGGAACATATTCCTCTTGATAATCCCTGACTCTTCTGGATCGAGTAGCTCAGCGTAAATCTCTTGCCTGCCAAGCTTCGTCCCTTCATAGCTCAGGATCTGCTTTTGGAATGTCGGCGACAGATTAGCCAGATTGGAATAGGTCGAGGCCGTCGTCAGGTGGACGTCATCGCCTTCCCTCTGAACCAAATCCACGATCAAGTCTTTCGGGCGTGGCGTGGTGGTCGCAATGATCCTAGTCTTCTTACCCAAGCGCACGCAGAACTGGATCTGATCCCATGCGTCCTGCAGGTAATCCCAAGCCGCCAGCTCATCCAACCATGCGCCATGATACTGGCCTCCACGAAATCGCTCAGGCTCTGACGCTGGAATACCCTTGATCAGCGATCCATTCGTCAATCTGATCTCGTGGTAGCTCTTGTTATAGTCAGCAATGATCTGCTGGGGGATGATGTTGATTAGCCCTGAGTCGCCCTCAAAGCAGGTTGTCCTCACGTCAGCAGAGGTAGGTGCAGACACTAGCCAGCGAGTGTTTGGCTGCGTCCATGCCCACCAACTGATCGTCTCCGCAGCCGTCCTTGTCTTACCAGCGCCACGACCAGCCAAAAGTAGCCAGATCGACCACCACTCGCCCGGTGGCTCTACCTGATGCGTGTGCGCCGTAGCTAACCACTTTGCACGCCAATCGAATGTCGCCCGGATAACAGGGTCAAGCGCTAGGTATTGCTTCTGGATGGCGGGGTCTTTCAGCGCCGATACGAGTGCGTCACTCAATTTCTTCTTGGCGCTTCAGAAGTACTGACTCAAGCAGCGTCCCAAAGATGCTGACGTCCGCCTCGACCTTCATGGGATTCTCAGCATCACCAGCCATGAATGTCTTGTCGCCATACTTACGTGGTTTGAGCTTCGATGCCGTCCATTTCCTCGTGTCGATCCTAAGACGCATCCAATTGACGTAAGCAGCATCAATCTTGTTACCACCCTCAGACAGGATTCTCTCGGGGTCAATGTCCGCCAATTCAGCCATCTCGTCAGCCAAAGTGTCAGCCTGATCTTCCCTAGCCCGTGTGTACATCTCCCGAAAGTCAGCCTTCTCCTGAAGCCACCGATACACCGTAGTGAGCTTAGGCATATTGTCTGGTTTGCATATCTTAGTCAGTGGTAGTCCTGATGCTATCTTCTCGCAGATGTCATCAGCTAACTCCTCGTTGTACTTGGTAGGTCTACCCATCTTTGCCATTGCTTTCTCTCAAAGCTATTTGATTACTTGTATTGTATCAATGTGATGCAGACTAGGAAACAGTACGGAGCTTCGGACAAAACTCCCCCAAGGGAAGCCGTGGCTTCTCCCCGAGGTGTTCCGTGCTGACTGAGGTATCCAGTGACTATCGCAACGGGCTGTGCTTATCGCTCATTATTCCAGCACAACTGATCAGACTATCGCCTCCTAATGTGCGGAGGCCCGTTACCGCTCTGACCGAGCTTGTCACTACAGGGTGCTTGTTTCCGGCTCATCCACCAGATTGACCTGATGGTACCGTTCATCGCTTGATGCTACCTGTAGCCGCTCTCAACTCCCACGGCTGGCACTTACGTTTAGTTTGCCACTGTCACGCCTTGCTTAACCCTACACGGTTGACCCTGAAAACATTAAGCACTTCGGGAAATAAGAAAAGCCGCTTTAGTCTGCGCCCCGTGGAAACACAATCTTTGTGAGATTGATCCCCAGAATCGGGGCGGGACGCATACTGAAGCGGCTTTGATCATCGGGTTTCCAATCCGACTACATACCTAAATTCTACTATCTACTTAAATCATTTGCAACAACAAAATAGGGTTCTCAGAATTCTGATAACCCTATCAATAATTCTTAATCTTCTTGATTCCCTCAGCACGACGTAAGTCATGGCTGTGTAGCTTTTTGCCAACAGACTTGGGAACTTCCCCGGCTTTCTCGGCAACTTTAGCTGCGGTCTTGCGGTTTACCACCTTGCCATTGGTCAGCTCAAACATATGCTTGGCGCCTTTGGCCTTCTTGCCTTCCTTAGCAATCAACTCGTCGTGGCTATACGCCTTGCTAGGTGCTTTGACAATCTTGCCAGACTTCTCACGAATCGCTGGTACTTTGACTTTCAGCATGATGCCTCCTGTTGGTACCCGTCTTTCCGGGTTGTCAGACTTGCCCATATAGCAGGGCTTTTAGCTGCACGTACTCAATTTGAGTAAATATCTGGCCGCTAAACACCAGATTAGTCATGCTGGTTACGTTTATCCAGCGTCTGTGAGGGACAGACCGATTGAAACAATTATATGAAACAAATAAACAGAAAGAAAACAATAAAGCCTAAGAAGGCGCCAACCTCATTCCAAAAGGTGTACTTCATATCTCACTCCAGAACAGCTCACGTTGCAGGCGGTCAATTTCAGACTTAGCACCGTACAGATCAGCCTCTAACTCAAGAATGCGACCTTGTTGCTGACCGATTAAAAGGGCGCAGGCGCGAATAAAATTCGCAGTAAGGGCTGAGTGTCCCTCACCGTTTTCTAGCGCCTCTACGAGCTTGCTAGCGCCTATCTGGCTGAACTGTTCGTAACTAGTCATACACGATCTCCAATTTGTCTTTCTATTGAGTCAATAATTTCAGCAGTTAACTTGCGCTCAAGCCAAGGCGCACGGCGACCACGACGGTCAAGCACCTCAAACTCGGCTGAAAAACGATCGCGGCTGTCTTCGTCAGATACCGCCCAGAAACCGTCACCCTTAATTAAATCAATACTGATAACGTCAATGATGCATGGAATGCCTGCTACTCGTGAGTGAAATTGCATTTTGATTCTCCTGATTCGCTGTTGGTTCGTTAATTATTAACTACACGCAAAATTCCAGACTTACCGCTGCCTTTGAGGAAGGCCACCATCTCGGATAACAACTCCTTTCTGGAGCTGCCATAGAATTCAATTGGGGTGCCTTGTATTTCTGGGATGTTGCTTCTGATGTTTACGCCCTCAATTTCACCGATGAAGCAGTTGGTGTACTCGTCTGGGCTATATACATAAGCTTTGAATATCATCTCAATTCCTTATTCGCTGTCCGGTAAATCACCGTATTGATAATGTAACACGATATTAACGATTGTGCAAATTATTTACTAGGGACTTTCCCTAATAAAAAAGCCCCCGAAGGGGCTGTTGCGTTATTCAACGATTAAAGGTTGTACAAAAGAAGTAGCACAGCGACAAAAATCTTTGGGTCGAGCGCGCATGAATGCCGAATAAAGCGCCTGCGATTCGCGGGAATAATCAAGCCCCATGTAACGAGCGTCGCCGAGGTCTTTGTCAGCGCGCAAAAAAGTCCGTTTACCCTGAACAATGCGGGTGCAAAGCATCAATCTGGCACCGACAACGAGTTTGATCTGATCTACCATGTTGTTCTCCAAGCCCCCGAAGGGGCAGTTGATTAGCGTGAGGTGGTCTTGACGGAGAATACGGCGGTGGTCTTGGTGTACTGAGCCAACTGGTCAGCAGTCACGCCAAGATCGGCGCACAGCGCTTTGTAGTCAACGGTAGAGCGATTGGATTCAACACAGGTAGCTTTGAACAGGTTGCCTTCGTAAACTTTCTGACCATCTGGTGCTGTGGCGGCTTCTTTGATGCCGTCTTTGATTGCGTCAGCTTGCTTGGTCAGGTCTGCGATTTGTGCCAACAACAAACCAAGTTGGTCAACGGAAGTAAGGGTGATGTCTAAAGGATTCATTTTAATCTCGCTGTAAAAGTATCCTGACTAACGTGTCAGTATCGTTAATATAGTCTTAACGATTTCAAATGTCAAATAGATTTGTGCAAAAAAACTACTAGGGATTTACCCTAAGATTCAAATATTCTTCTGTACGTTTCATTAAGGGCGTCAATTTCTTGCCATTTTTTAATACGCCACATAGTTTTATTGCCATGCCAGCCATTTGATCCCCTGTGACAGTCAGCACATAGTGGGATGGATACCCACCAGAGACCTTGTTCCGGCTCATGCGCCTCGGACGGGCCAGACGCATCACAGATGACGCAATTCATTTCCTTAATCATGGCGACGTGCTTACGTTCAGCCGCCGTCATTGTTTTCTTATTTTTACTTTGCACGAGACCACCATCTCAGATAGATTACCAGCAGGCACCATAACGGATACAGCAGCCAGATTATTTTTTCAATGTCTTGGAACATACGTCATTCAAATTACAGTACGCCGGGGTAATGCAATCGCATGGGACAGGCTTGGCAAGTTCAAGCCGGATGGATTGTATTGCTTGCCTGATGGGTGTTGTATCGTCAACCGGAGAGCATAATTCATTGTCGGCATAGATCAGAGCATCAAGCGCTTGCTGAAGTATCTCTCTCATGTGTTCTTCTCCTTGAGTTTGGCTTCTACATAATTGCACAAAGCAATCGGATCAACCGCCCATGAATGACAATATGCTTTGCATATTGCTGTTGCTTCCTTTTTCTGTTCATCCGTCAGCCCGACCCATTCTTTTTTTGGAGTTACGACTTTCACTGTCAATTCGTTTATTACGGGGCTGTAGGTGTAGCTTATGACCTGTTGCGCTGCCTGCAGCACGATGTCTTCCATTTCTCTTAGCAGTCTGATTCTAATTTCTTCCTCAATCTCTCGCCGCAACGCTGGCACCAGTATTGTGAGCAGATCATCTGCCTTTGCCTTACCAGATTTAAACAGGCCCATTATTTTTCTCCTTTAGTTTGGCTTCTATTGCTTTTGCGTTAAACCAAAAACCGTTTTCATAGTCTTTTATGTGACTTAGTTCCTCATCCGTCAACCCTACCCATTCTTTGCTCATCGCATTGACCGCACGATCAACGCTTGAGTGCATCTGTTTTGCCATACCTTCAATAACTGCGTCCTCATAGAATCGCTCAAGTCTTTCTTCAAGCAACGGATTTATATCGGCATCAACAGGGTGCTTGCCGCAAGCCAGTATTACC